TTCTGAGTACCACCTAGACGGATCACACGACCGATAGACTGACTGATTCCGATATAATCCATGTTTCTCATGAACAACACCGCCTCAAGTCCACTGACATTGATACCCTCAGACAGGATAGAATGATGAAGAACAACAAACTTTTTGTTAGGATCTCTGCCCCAAGTATTAAGAGTGTCAAAGAATTCTTCACGGTTTACTTTCTGTCCATCGATGATAGCACCGGTCTTGCTGGTGATATACATACAGGAATATCCACGTTCCAGCAGTTCATTGCGGAAATCAGATTCAGCAAGCAACTTAACAATCTGCTTGGTAGAACGAGCACAAATGAGAATCTTATCAAGTGAATTCTCATCAATAGTGTCAATCAGATTCTGACAATCACGGTCAGCAATCAACTGTCTATCCTGCACCATATCCAGTTGCTTTACAACAACCTTAGGTGGTAGGATATAACCCTCTTCCACAAGTTTAGGGGCAGGAACATTACAAATGACCTGACCATAAACCTCAACATCATTCATGCCTGGTTTGAAAATAGTAACAGAATGCTTAGGAGTAGCAGTGAAGAAATAGCACCTGTCAGCATCAGCAGCAAAATGCTCTGTGGGAGGGAAGAAATTACGTTGGACAGAGTTATGCGCTTCATCGAAATAAATCGTGTTGACTTCGACATCGGCTTCTTGAATACGATGTAAGGAATGATATGTGGTGAAGATGATAACATTCTCACCAGCAGTCCTGGCAGTATTTACAAACAAACTGATTTTTTCTGCCTTTGTTGTAGAGAAGTGTGAAGTCTCACCACTGTGAACATGAATGATATGAGTATGAGTTGTATCAATCAACTCAAGAAACTCACTACAAAGTTGTTCTGCCAGGAGAATACGTGGTGCTACAACAACAAAGGTCTGACCACGATTGATCAGTTCCATGTTAGTCATGGCATCTTCGATCATACAAATGGTCTTGCCACCACCAGTAGGGATGATGACCTGACCTTTGTTGTTGTCCCACATCGCATTGACTGCTTCCTTCTGATGGGGACGCAAGGTGACGGTCAAGTGCTCTCCTGTTCGGTATGAATATATTATAGCAGAAAACAGTCCCCAGTGCGACCTGGTGGACGGTTCTTAAACTGTCTTATAGTATCATCTCCAACCTAGACAAAGGTAGTCTACAGGGTTTTTATGATATTGTCAAGTCTCCTTTGTTATTCTTTGCTCTGGAACCAAAGAAAGATGTAATAGCGTATCTACCATTACCTTCAAAATAATCAGAATTTTCAATAGTAACTTTTCTGACTCCATGTTGAACCCAACCAGGAAAAATGACCATACTATTGTTATCACATGAAATTTTAAAATCATATTCGGGAAAAATTAAATCTCCACCAGAAAATTTCTTTGGTTCTCTGTAAAAATATGAAAATGCTAAAAATTGAAAATGTCTATCAGTGTGTGGATCATAATACTCATTATTGTGATAGTATCTGATTTTAGTGCAGTCCCAGTTAGATTTGGGTGCTATCTTACAACATGGATGGATTTCTGCAAATTTATCTAATACTCCGGAGTTAAACAATTTTCGATTAACTGTTAAAATATTTGATATATCTCTATGATTTTTATATACATCATCTAATACAAGTGCTTTTGCATTTGTATCTTCAACAATACCTCCATAATCTTTTGCTTCCACCAACTTTCCTGGTTTGGTAAGAAAGTTTAACTCTTCCCATACTAAATTTAATTCAGATTCATTATAAAAATTCTCAATAATCATCAGAGGGAAAGGTTCCTGATGAACTGTTGCCTCTAAAATTTCACTTTTCATTTTTACTTGTATCATTTGGACTGGGTTGAATCCATCCCCATGAAGTAGCAAGATATTTTGTGCCACCTAAAGGAGGATTTCCTCTGTGAGTATGCGTATATTGACAAGGAAAGATAATTACATCTCCAGTGGATGCTTGCTCTCTCTTATTCAAATACAAAAATTCAGTTTCTCCACCATCAAAATCTTCATTAAGATAAGTTTGCACAACAAATGTTCTACCACAACTTAAATAATCACCATTCTCGTAGTGCCATGCATGAAATCCTGCACCTGGTGCAATCTTTTTTATCTTGCAGTCGTAAACTATAAACTTTCTTTGCCCTAAAACAGTATATTTTTCTAGATATTTGTCGATACAAGTTTTTAACTTGGGAAACATCATTTTGTTGACTCTAGTTGCCGAGGCAAAATCAACTTCAAAGTCTACATTAACATTAATTGCTTTTTGATCTTGATAATGAGGATTTTGGTCTGTTCTAAACAACCTCTGGGTCTCTTCAAAAAATTCTATTTCTTGAATAATTTCTCTACATTCTTGTCGTGTAAAAGTCTCTTTATAACGACAAATAAAATCGTCCATAATGAAAAAGCATACTGATATTACTATGTATCAGTATGCTTCAGATGCTTTTCCACCTTCACCTCCATCTCCATTTTCTTCCTGTTTATTACTTCCACCACTAGCATCTTCACCATCTCCACCGTTGGAACCTCCACTACCTCCACTGCCGCCTTCTGCTTCAGAATCATCTTCTCCATCCCGACCACTTCCACCATTCGTGCTACTACCATCACCACCACCACCATTGCCGTTTCCACCGGATCCGGCAGGAATTCCATTTCCACCACCTCCTCCACCACCTTCGGCATCATTCCTATCACCCCAGTCATTTTGTTCTGCTCTGCCACCTCCACCACCTCCACCACCTCCTCCGGAGATGTATCCATTATTATTAATTTCTGCACCACTCAAATATCTTAATCCATTAGATCCATTCCCACCGTCACCACCACTAGCATTTCCACCATTACCACCTCTACCTACAATTCGTCCACTAGAACTAACATCAATTACCATGTCTGTTCCGGATGGCCAAACAGAACTATTTCCGGTTTTGAATGCAAATTCACTCTCACTAGCACCATTACTGCTATATGTTCCTGTTACATTAATGAATATCTTTTTACCTCCCTGCCATCCTCCAGAATTTCTTGATGGTCTATTTTTAAAACCACCAACAACAACACCATCACTATAATTTGCAGTGGCACGATTTCCACCAGTGCACCTCACAACTATATTTAATTTTTTGCCATAAAAATCACTAAATTTTATTTGACCACTTTGCGGAATACCGGAATCTAATGCTAATTCACTTAGAGATCCTATATTAGCATCAACTCTATATGCACCAAGATTTTTATTTGGAGGAAGTCCAAACTCATTGGAAATCTCTGTAAATGATAGTGATGATCCTGAACTTTTAATAGTCATTAGTGTAAATCTATCCAAGAACTACCGTTGTAAACCTGAAGTTTATTATCTGTTGTGTTGTAAATAACAGAACCTGGAGATGTTGCAACCCCAATCGACGACAAATTATTCCTAACTGCCGTGGACATGTTTGGAAATACAGCAGGTCTTTGTGCAAACTTCAAATCCAAAGAGTTTGTGGGATTTGTTGTGCCAATTCCAACTCCACCACTATCTGTAATTACAAATTTGTTTTGAGCTTCAGAATTTACATTTACAACAACATCTGATGCTACAGGATCTGCAGTTGTACCAACTCTGACAGAAAATATTGGTTGATCATTATATCCAATTCCAGAAACATCTAACTTGGTTATTGTGGATGCCCCACCAACAACTCTTGCTTTTATTTGAGCATTTTCTACTGGATCATCATTACCAGCAGGAACAGTAAGAACTACATTACCACCATTTCCAGATTCAACATTACCTCTAAGAGTTGCAGTAATATTTGATGAGGATCCGAAAAGTAAATTACCTCCAACAGTCAAATCACCACCAGTTTCTAGTGTGCTTTCAAAATATGCCACATCAGTGAAAGTAGATATTCCCTGAACGTTTAATTTGTGTGTTGGATTTGTAATACCAATTCCCAGATTGCCATCTTTGGTGAGAGCCATCAACTGTGAATTATTTGCTCCCTTGTGCCAAACATAATGTCCTGCCGCAGCACCGGCATTATTAGCACTCAAATAATAATTAAAGTTTCCTGTTCCATAATTTACTATATCAAGTGATTGTTCAATACTGAATGGGAATCCTGATGCATCATGACCATATCTAAATTCAGCATTATTCGTATTATCAGTTCCCGGTTCTCTACCAACAGTTATACTAGCCGCGGCAGTATCACTCGTAACCTGAAGTTCTGTAGCACCAGTTGCTCTCTGCTGGAACGTATTAGCGGGTGAGGCAGTTCCGATACCAATAGAGGTTCCTGTAATAGAGGTTCCTGTAATAGAGGTTCCTGTAATAGAGGTTCCTGTAATAGTTCCTGCTGTAAGATTGCCAGTTGTTGTTATACCAAGATTAACATTTGGTGTTCCAGAAAGATTAGCAGCAGTTCCTGTTGTGTTTTGATTAAGGGTTTCAACTCTAGCAGCTGCTATGGTTCCTGAAGATATATTTGATCCATTTAAGTTTGTTAAGTTAGCACCAGAAGCTGTTGGAAGTGTTGCCGGGAAACGTGCATCTGGAATGGTTCCCGATGCTAGTTTTGTTGCATTAGTATTTCCCTCAAAAGTAGGTGCGAATATGGTGCTACCAGACATTGTAATTGCAGAACCAATTCTAACTTCTGCAAATGTAGAAATACCACTTGAAATATTGACATTACCGATAAGATTTCCCGTAACATCTCCAGTTACATCTCCTTCAACGTTCCCAGTTACATTTCCGGTTACATTTCCAGTTACATTTCCTGTATGAACTCCTACTGAATTTCCAGTCACATCTCCTGTGAGATTTCCAGATACATTTCCTATGAGATTTCCTGTGACATTCGTCACAGAAACAGTGGCAATACCAGCAGAGATGGGAGATACTGATATGTTAGAACCAAAGTCAATTGTTGCTGCAGTTCCAACTGTTGAAGTATCATTCTTTATAAGGATTCCTGAACCTGTTGCAGTAATTCCAGTCAGTCCAGAACCATCACCACTGAATGATGTTGCAGTTACGGCACCACTAACATGAACATCACTAGCGGTTAAAAATCCTACGGTTGTAATTCCACTTACTTCAACATTTCCACTTACAGATAAATCTCTAGTTATTGTCTCCCCAGTGATTCTCGTATCCCCATACACATTTAGAAGATAAACTTCTGGAGACGAGGTTCCAATCCCAACTAATCCATTCGCATTTACAACGAAGTTATCATTATCAACCTGTACACCATTCCTAAAATTAAATGACTTTCTAATATTTGCCATTATTATAAGCTTTAGAGTTATTTATCGGATAATTTTTGTTCAAGTGCATCAACTTTGCTAGAGAGCTCTTTGATTGCTTCAATCAGAAGTGGAACAACCTTATCATATTGAACTGTTATGTATTTACCATCAACTGGTGCCGGATGAACTACTTCAGGAAGAACTTTCTGAACTTCTTGTGCGGAAACACCTGCATAAGTAATATTTGGATCAAAACCAAGTTTTTCACCAATATCATTAAACTTATATGTAAATCCATTTAATGAATTAACCTTAAAGAGTGCGTCTGTTATTGGAGAAATATTGGTTTTTAATCTTTCATCTGAAGCAAAGGCAGTAATATCACCAGTAACAGTAAGTGCTCCTGTTATACTAGCACCAGTGTTAGTGGTTTCAAATCTCTTGGTGTTGTTAAAATAAAGATCTACACTATCATTATAACGGCAGATAATACTATTTTCGTCTGTTTTTGCTCTGATGTAAATCGTAGGATCATCTGTAGTTGCAGATCCGGTATTTCTAATCATTAAATACCCAGTTTCACTCTCAATGAATGAATTTGTTCCGGTATGTCTAAGTCTTAAATCATCACCAGCACCAACATAAATGGATTCATTATCATTTACTTTAATTTCATCAGCAATCAATTGACCAGTAACCGTAGCACCAACGGTGGTTGCTTGAACTCTAGTAGCACTATTACTATCAACAAGTTTTGTTTGTTCAATACCTGTCAATCCAGAACCATCACCAAGTATTTTTGTTACTGAAAGTGTACCAGTGTTTGGATTATAAGTGAATTGATTATCATCTGTATCAATATATGGTCTTTGGAAACCAAAACCATTTTGATCACTGAAAAGAACTTGATATGTTAAATTGTCATTCTTTTGATCTACATTAATGTTATTTGCATTGGTAGCAGTACCTGATAAATCTCCAGTAACATCTCCTGTAACATCTCCTGTAACATTACCAGTAAGATTTCCAATAAAGTTTGATACTGTAAGTGTACTAGTGTTTGGATTATAAGTGAATTGATTATCATTTGTATCAATATATGGTCTTTGGAAACCAGAACCATTTTGATCATTGAAAAGAACTTGGTATGTTGTATTGTCGTTCTTTTGATCTACATTAATGTTATTTGCATTGGTAGCAGTACCCGATAAAGATCCAGTTATTGTTCCTGTAGAAGTCAACGTACCATCTACACTTAAATTTCCACCTACATTAAGATTTTTACCAATACCTGCACCACCACTCACTACTAATGCTCCAGATGTTGTGGCATTAGATTGTGAAGTATTAGAAATTTTAAGTGCTATAGTGGAATTAGGAGTAACAGAATTACTAGCAGTTATCTTTACTTTTTGGTTAAATGTTACGGGACCATCAAATTGAGAAAGAACCTGATTTGAATCACCACCCTCTACGACTAATCTTTCTTTAATTGTAACTTCATCAAATACTGCACTCAATCTCGATGGATCTTCACCAGTAACGGTTGGAACTGGAATATCAAAGTTAGTTTCTTCACCAGTAGCAGAGGACTTCTTCTGGTTACCAATAAAGAAGTCTCCCTTATTATTCATACCAGTATAAACAACAAGTCCACCAGATCTTTCTTGTGCTTGTGACAAGAATTCCTCTCTTTCTGTTAGAGTTCTGTCTTGAACCTGTGGAAGTGCCGTAGAATAGTTACCAGGACCATATCCAAGATATTCAAATGTATGTCCAGAAGCACGGATAATAGATGGTCTATGGAACTCAATTGCAGGAATTTTAATTTTCTTAATTACGGAATTTGCAACGTGATTTGTTGCTTTAGTTGCAAGTGCTCCACGAACTACTGTAATTTTATCTGCAGGAACTCCACTAAGAGAATCACTTGCAATTCTCATAATCTCGTTATCGACCTGTAAATATGTTCCAAGTGGGAATCTTTCTATGACTCCACCAAAAGGACCAAAGACAGAGAATGAAGTTATAGAAGTTGTAATTCCAGAAGTTAATGTTAATACTTCCCCATCAAAAATAGTAACAGCTCTTGACTGAAGATTTTCATCAGTTCTATCAGAAATACCCTTATTAGAAGATAATCCATGCTTTAAAATTAATCCTGAAGATGCTCCAACACCACCAGTTACTGTAAATGTATTGACGTTTGGTACAGTTTCTACAATATAGTCACCACGATTATTATTACTACTATCAATGGATCTGAACTTATTACCAACTGCTAATCCATGACCTGCTGCAGTAATTGTATCTCCTGAAGCAGTGAATGCAATACTATTTCCGGTATTAAATGCATATTGACCTACAATAATAGAAGTATCAGGATTTTTTCTTCTTACTTTAACTGAATTTGTTCCGGTAATTTCAGTAATACGATGATAATTGTCAGATCCTATTCCAGCTCGACCGGTAAATTGAAGAACTTCTCCTATACCAGTAGAAATTCCAGTATTCACTACGGTGAAATTTTTATTATTTCCTGTACCGATAACGCCTGTATCCAAATAATAGGTTCCTGCACTATAGTTAGAACCACTACTCATAATTTTTACAGAATTTATATTTCCACCAGAAGTTACGGAAACTTCTGCGGTTGCACCACTCCATTGTGTCAGTCCACTATTATTATAAATTTTTACATTATAATAAGTTCCTGGAGTGAATCCTGACGTAACAGCTGCAGCAGTTCCAGTAACAATACCAGCAAAATTATGCTCTCTATCAAACGTTACGATGGGTTCGACTACACCAGCATTATTAATGTTAGTTACTTTAAGTCCTATTCCTAATGTTTTTACTAATGCATCAGCACTCTCTCTTGTAATACTATTTTTAAGATCATCCGTTTGAACTTCACCTATAGGAGATCTCAATGCAAAAGTTTTTGCAGATTTTGGACTATCTTCAAAATTATCTCTGTCAAGTTGAGGATATAGATCAGTTACATTCTGACTATATTTTAAGTGAGTAAATTCTTGACTAATTGCATTATTTGAGTTCAGCAGATAAAGGTGATATACACCATTTGAATCTTCTGAATCATATTCGGAAATTATTTCATTTCTATAAACATATAGATTTTCTTGACAATCGGTTCTTTCAAATCTTGGAAGTTCTGTTGATCTTATATTTACATTATTTGTAAATGTTGAAGGTGTTTTTGTTGTTACATATTTAAATTGTAACCTACCAGAATTTTCACTTACAGTATAAGTTCCATTATAACCCTTAGTAATTAATCCGGTTGGATTTGTAGAATCAGTCACATTTCTAATTGTAACTGTATCACCCACCTGTAAGTTATGAGGTAATTCTGTATCTACTGTTACAATGCTGGAAGATCTGGAACAGGATTTAATAAATCTTGGATTACGATTCCAATCATAATTGTCAGAGGTTACTGAACTTCTATTTGTATCTCCAACCGATACAAATCCAGTTGAACTTGATTCTTGAATGACAAATCCAGATTCTGGTGTTTTTCCATTTGTCAGTTGACTTGGAACAACTACCCTAACTTTATAAATTTTTTCATCAAGACTTCTATTGTCTGCGATTCTTTTAATTGTAGTTGGTTCTGTTGCACCAGATCCTGTCAATTGGCTGGTGATTGTATTTCCACTACTTTGAACATTGATAAACCACTGATTAGCACTTTCATCATACTGAACCGGACTTCCTACATCTCCAGCATCTTTATCTGAAACTCGACTAATAATTCTTAAGTTAGTTCCACCATATACAGTGATTGGTTCTTCTACTGCTGCTTCTGCAAGGGAAGCGGCAAGTTTAATCTGAGTGCTATTGACTTTAATTACAAAATATACAGTATTTGTTCTCAAGTTTTCGGGTAAATCACCATCATCACTAATGATAATAACTTTTTCACCCGTTTCTAATGAATGAGATCCTATGGTAAATTCAAAATTACTACTGGGACCTGAACTTACCGTATATTCTTCAAAAGATGATGTATTAGAACTATTGGGTATTACAATAGTTGCTGAATTATTGCCCAAAAATAACTTATCTTTTACTTTTGCACCAACACGATATCCTTGTGTTAAAACTGGTGGTTTTATACTTTCATTAACAAATCCAAATAAGTATAATTTTGTATTAGTATTCGAAGCATCTTGATCAAGAGTTAACCAATCTATATCTTCTTCTGTGGATTCAATTGCTCTTGGTGGAATAATATGTGTGATGAATGCTTTATTATCCTTCTCAAATGCTTCTTTTTTAAATCCTTTAGATACTAAAGATAATTGTCCAAAGTTAGAGTTTGAGTTCGTTACGGACGCATCACCACCACTTTCCGCAGAAAAATGTTTATTATATCCAATTGCAAAAACAGATACAATCTGAACAATAGCATCATTTGTAATGTTAATGTGCGTTTGTTCCCATCCTTTACGATAAACTGATTCAGAATCTAAATGATAAACTATACCAGATGATGAAGATTTTGCTGATAATTCCGAACCATCTTGCTGAGTTGTAGAGGAATAAAATGTATTTTCATATGTTCTATTAGATTCATTATATTTTACAAAAGCTCTATCGTCTTTTTGAAGACTGACTCCCGTAAATTGAGCTACAACCATACTACGGAATCCGGTAGCCTTACTTCCATCAGTATGCATTCCATTCATACCCCACACAGAACGCAATGAGATATTGAAGATGTAAGGAGAGGCACCAGAAACTGTGTCGGTTTCAATTTTAACTTTTCCCTGATCCGTAAATGGTCCTGGAGATAAAGTTGCAGGATCTGCTGTTATTGAATAAGTAAATATTTTATCGTTTGTGTTATCAATTCCCGTAACTTTTGTAGAGATATTGAATGCATTTTCTCCTGTTACACCTTCAACAATAATTGGTGTTCCAACATTCAATCCATGTGGTTCTTTTGTCGTAACAGTAATTTGACTGCTTGGAACTCCCCCATTTCCAGAAATAATTGATGCAATGTTGATTGGATCCGATGCAAATGCTCCAACAATTTCAAATTCAGGTCTCCTTGGATTAAATCCCAAAGCATTTGTTGGGAATACGTCGGTAATATCAATAGTTCTGCCAGATCCAGTTCCATAAGCTCTAGAAAGTTTTGCATAATACATTTCAAGATCTGTAAGACCTTTATTACCCACTTCATTTACACCATCAGCATATTCAAATACTGTAAGTTTATGGTGTGAGAAAGTTGGTGTTGATTTTATTGCAAAATTATTTGGTTGTGTATAAACAGTCTCAAATTCATCTCCATCAAAGATAGAAAACTGCCAAAAATAACAAGCTCCAGTAATTCTAAAGATAGAAGAGTTATCTACACTATCATAAGTTGGATTTGGAACATAAAGAGGGCGCAGTTTGGTCTTTCTTAAGTCAAGACCAATGATGGATGTTCCACGAGGAACAATAACACCACCATATACACTATTAAACTTATAAAGATCATTATCTTTCTGACTCAAATCAAATACAGTGTCCAATGACAATGGATAATCTCTTATTGGAGTTCCATCGGGAGTGCTTGTTGTTCCAGTGCTATCAATAGTATAACCAGGTCTATTATCAATGATGTGCTCACCAGGCATCAAAAGAATTGTGGTCTTCTCAGTTTCGTCGTTACTATTTCCCTTAATATATGAGAATCTCGCAGATTCAATTAGTGCTCTCTGAAGAGTTTTGAATGGACGAGCAAGTGAATTTCCTTGATTGGCAATACTGTCGGTAGAGTCCAAATCTGCAGGACTCACATATAATATACGACCTTCAGTATTCTTGATAATTGAGTCTAACTTATTCAGAGGCATTTTATTATGACTTCTAAAACATTTCTATGTTTTATTTATCCTAGTAAATCTTCTTCACCATTATAAAAACTCTGTATATCCTCTGGCAAATTTTCTGGATTCAATATCTCTATAGGATCAAAACAAGGATGGCACATCTCTTGTATCAGGTAGTTAGAACCCTTGTAAATATCCTCGGTTGAATAGACAGGACCTTCATCTGCTTTTTCTACTATATCTTTATCATACAAATAACCTTCATTCAAATCATCAAACGTAAATGGAACATCATTTAGAAAAAATATCTTGACGATTGCGTTTCCTTCATTAAACCAACAATACTTTGTGGATACTGTATAAGGTAACATGGCATCCTTCTTTTCTTTATATAGTGCGAGTAGGGAGACTTGAACTCCCACGAGATTAATTCTCAACAGATTTTAAGTCTGGTGCGTCTACCGATTCCGCCATACTCGCAGAGTGGGTGATACTGGATTCGAACCAGTGACCGCCTCCGTGTAAAGGAGGAACTCTACCGCTGAGTTAATCACCCTATGGATAAAATAAAACGGAAAGTAGAACAATCGATAAACTTTCGATTGGGATCGCACGATGGCGACACATATAGGAACTTTCTTTGTTTTATTTTATCTTGTTATCGTATTTGTAGTTCGATAGATAACATAAAGCGGAGAGTAGAGACTGAAGGACCCATTTATATGTGGGTCCCATGAATAATAGGAACCCTCTTTGCTTTATGTTATCGTATTTTTACTAAGATAACAAATCCAGTAAAGTTGATTTTGTAATTTTAGATGGAGAGAGGTCTACATCTGCTTCATTTGGATCTGAACAAGTATTTAAGAAGTCGTTCAGTTTTAAGGTATTTTCTGCTTTTGGTAGTAAAGCATTGATGAAAGATACATTACCTTTAGAAGTGCTTACCCTTTTATTAGATGCTGCAGAATTCATTAAAGTGAATTTAATCTTATCTCCAATTGGTTCAACAACTCCAATGGTAGTTTGTTTTTTAGTTGGTGTTACTTTAGCACTGAACAATAAATCATCGGGATTGATGAAGTAGTTTTTATATTCACTAGAATGTCTGGACTTAGGTTCTGATTTAGAATAACCATAACCCACCATGATTGTAAATTCTGGTAGTGTTTCTGATGAACTGTATAAGTTATTTACGATTTGATAGGCTTTATCAAGACCATTTCTTACTACCATCCATTCAGCAGCACCTTTCGGAGCATTTGTAACATCACCAGAATAAACTAAACCACCACCTTTCCAACCACTATTCCAACCAACCTTTGTCCCATCAATACCTTGTGAAGAAAGATCATAGTCTACGTACCCGGTTCCAGTAGGATTTTTCCAATACACTCCAATAAGAAGATCTCTATCATCGGGTTTTACTTCTATAGTAGAAAAGTTAGGAACTTCACCTACAAATTGCTTTTCCGAAGTTGGTAGAGCATATTGAACTCCATCCGGAATATAAAATTTCTTTGATTGATCTATTTTAGAAGAAATGTGTTCAGATAACAAAGAATAAACTTTTTTCTTTTTCTTTAGTTTACATGATTTTTTATTGTTTGGTTTTACAAAGTTCTTTCCATTACGAATATTATAAAGAGAATACTCCGGATCATTAAGTTTGATGCCCAATCCATTTAGTGCTCTAATAACTCTAAAAACTGGTACTTCATTAAGAGAATTTTCCAATTCTTTCATATCAATCGATCCATTAGACATCAATTGAGTGAGGTTATTAAGAATATCCTGATGAAGAGGTTCGTGATATTTCTTCGAATACCTAGATATCTTATTAACTACGGCAGAATTTAGTTGATTAGCACTCTTAAGTGAAAGCCAATACTCTTTTCTTCGATTAAAAGATTTTGACAGTTCTCTGATTTGATTATCAGTCAGAGTAGGCAAACAATAATCGGAACTTTTCAATTCTTCAAAAGTTTTTTTGTCTTTTACAAGTGTTGTCTTTCCAATTGCTTTAAAAACAATAAACCTGAATAACTCCTCAGCATTTTTGGGAGTAGTATTAGATTTATCGAAAATAAACATTTTTGCCTCTCTATTGGCAACCTGTTCATCTCCAGTGTAAGAATATTCACATCCATCAAGGACTGTAAAAACATCCTCAATAGTTTCTTGTTTCATCGCAACACCAGTTGCAAGTAGTTTGAGACAAGCATCGATTAGAAAATCTGCACTTACTCCTGTAATAACATCAAATTTTACTCTCTCAGGTAGATTTAGTTCCTTCCAATTGTGAGGAACATACATAAAATCAGTGTCAATACCTAAAGATCTAAGTCCGTAAGTAGTGTGATAATGCTTAAATTGATCTGCAAGACGTTCTTGAAATGCTTTGCTCTCTACTTCATTTGCAGATGAATAAAAAGTATGATTTAACTTAGAACCAGATACTTTTGATGTTTTTAAATATTTTTTAATTTCTTTTTCATAATGAAGTGCGCTTCCGATGACAATCATACCATACTTATCAAGGTAGATTGCCTCACTATTGTTGTCTGTATTATCTGATTCAAGTACAGATTTAAACAACCGCATAGATGCGGAAACGAAATCGATTTTTTTGATGGAGTTTTTCATAGTTTTGGGTGTCATAGCGAGAAGTAATTTACATTTATAGTGTTTTTTAGGAACTTCTTTTGCTAAGAAGAATAAAGCGGAAGGTAAGTTTTTTATCCGAAAAAGTTTTTTAGGAACCTTCTTTGCTTTGTCTGACAATCATACCAGTGATGGTGCTGACTGTCAAGTGCTTCCTGAGAGGATCGAACTCTCCTTAGGCAAATTATGAGTTTGCTGCATTCACCAGATTGCTAAGGAAGCAAATA